ACCAGATAGGACATGAAGATTATGAAAAAGAGTACGAAAGCATTAAAAACAACCCGATCTACCAAACGTACACACCCGAGGAACGAGACGATTTCGAGGCTAACGTCGATAATTACGTACTATACGTCCGTAGCCAAATCGGCGAAGGGGATACCCCATTATTTGAACAACGTGTGGATTTCTCTGAGTGGGTACCTGACGGCTTTGGTACTGCGGACGTCGTCATACTTTCAAAGCATTCAATCAGAGTCATCGACCTCAAGTTTGGCAAAGGCGTGGCCGTTTCCGCAATCGACAACCCACAGCTTCGTCTCTACGCTCTTGGGGCCTATGCCAAATTCAAAGAAAAATTTTCAGAGATCAAGGAAGTTAAAACAACAATCCACCAACCAAGACTCGACTCTATTAGCAGCGATGGCACGACCATCGCCAAGCTCCTTGACTGGGGAAAATATTACGTTGCCCCAAAAGCCAAAAAAGCGTGGAGCGGCGCAGGCGAGTTCCTCCCGGGCGAATGGTGTCAGTTCTGCAAAGCCAAAGCGCAGTGCCGCGCCCGCAGCGACCACAACACCCAACTCGCGCAACTCGAGTTCAAAACCCCGGCCCTCCTCACCGAAGAAGAGTTCAGCCAAGTCCTCACCAAAGCCCAAAACCTCAAAACGTGGGTAAATGATGTTGAAGAGTTTGCGCTTACTCGCGCAGTCGAGCAAGAGGTTATTCCGCCCGGCTTCAAACTCTCAACCACAGTAACGCATCGCAAGATTAGCGATCACGCGTTGGCTGCTGTAGTTCTTACAGAAAAAGGTATGCCAGAAGAACAAATCTGGGAACCACGCAAACTCAAATCCATCGCCGCATTAGAAAAGCTCGGCCCTAAAGGCCAAGTAACCGCATGGTTGGGCGACTTGGTATTACGACCAGAAGGCTCACCCAAACTGGTAAAAGTCAAAGAAGATGCGAAAGAGGACTTTGCATGAGTACATGGCTAATCGCCGCGATGGGCGTGGTGTATTTTATTGTTGCAATGGATCAATTTAGAAAAGGTGGTATTGGCACCGGCATTATGTTCCTAGGCTACGCCATGGGCAACGTAGGGCTGGTAATGGTGGCAAAATAATAATTAGAAAGTCCGCTATGATGGTACAGTGTTATGGTTCCGAATTTGAGGTTCCGGATTTACTTATTGACAAATTTCTAAAAGACTTTGATGGTTTAGCAGGCAGCGGTTACCGCGAAGGCATCATGCAACTTAGAGACTCAATCGAAGAAGTGGTTGATATGATTGGCGAAGAGCCAGAATTATTAGAAGACAAAGAATACGCAACGGACTTTGTAAAAGCACTGGCAATGAAAGAAGCGCTTGCCAAACATGGAATTTTGTACGACGCCTAGTTTCTCACATCGTGAAATAATTAGGCTTTGGTTTTTGCATTAATATGTGTACGGGTAGACAGACTAGCCCCGATTGAAGTCTAGTCTAAAAAGATACAAGGATTAAATTATTATGGCCGCAAAACCAGTACGCGTTAAACATGTTACCAACAAGGTTCGCTTTTCTTTTGTTAACGTATTTGAACCAGCTGAAACATTAAACGGCACACTTAAGTATTCGATGATGGTACTCATTCCAAAATCAGATAAAGAAGGTGTAGCACGCTTTAATAAAGCCCTCGAAGAAGCCAAGCAATCCAACGCAGCTTACTTCGGCGGTTCTGTTCCTAAGCTCCTCAAAGGCGGCTTACGTGATGGAGACGTAGAGAAAGAAGAGTCTGAATTTGCAGGCCACTATTTCTTTAATGCTTACGCAAACCTAGACCGCAAGCCCGGTGTAGTTGACGCAGAAGTAAATCCCATTTTAGATCCAAGTGAGTTGTATAGCGGATGCTATGGTCGCGTATCTATCGATATGTACCCATACGATGTATCCGGTGCTAAAGGCATTGGCTTTGGCTTAAACAACGTACAGAAGCTAGAAGATGGCGATCGCTTAGGCGGCGTGGCAGCAACAGCAGCAACAGATTTTGCAGTATAAGTAGTTCCTTTCAGTAGTACGTAGTATCGGGGAGTGTCCATCGAAACGGTGGCCTCCCTTTTTCATCAACCTAATAACAATAAAAGAAGATATGGATCAATATCAAGAATACATAGCAGCTAGTAGATACGCCAGATTTATCGACGACAAACACCGCAGAGAAACTTGGCCAGAGACAGTACAACGTTTTGTAGATTATATTTTTAGCCGTACACCAGCAATTCAAAACAATGCTGAATTAAAGAAAGAAATTTTTGATTCAATCCATAACTTAGATTTAATGCCTTCCATGCGAGCCATGATGACGGCAGGAAAGAGCGCCGATCGTGATAACACATGCATTTACAACTGTTCGTATTTACCTGTCGATGATGTTAAGTCATTCGACGAGGCTATGTTTATCTTGTTGTGCGGAACTGGCGTCGGCTTCTCTGTTGAAAGTAAATACATTAATAAATTGCCCGAAGTGCCAGAAAAGCTCTTTGAATATGGGGGGACGATTAGTGTCCACGACTCTAAGGAAGGATGGGCCAAGTCATTGCGTCTTCTCATCGCGCACCTATACGCAGGAGAAATTCCTCAGTGGGACGTATCTTCAGTACGACCTGCCGGAGCACGACTCAAAACATTTGGTGGAAGAGCTTCCGGGCCAGAACCATTAGTTGATTTGTTTCAGTTTGTAGTTAATACATTTAAAAACGCACAAGGTCGCAAGCTAAATAGTTTAGAATGCCACGACCTGATGTGCAAAATTGGTGAGGTAGTTGTAGTGGGTGGCGTTCGTCGCTCAGCTATGATATCCTTGTCAGACTTAGATGATGAAAGGATTCGACATGCTAAAGCTGGACCATGGTGGGAAACCGCGCCGCACAGAGCTCTTGCTAACAACAGTGCAGTGTATAACGAAACACCTACTGTCGGAAAATTCATGGAAGAGTGGCTGTCACTTTACAACTCCCATTCCGGTGAACGAGGCATATTTAATCGGGAAGCTGCTAAAAAGACAGTTGCGAAATACGGACATCGCGATCCAAACCATGAGTTCGGAACTAATCCATGCTCGGAAATTATCCTCCGACCATATCAATTCTGTAATCTTACTGAGGCTGTAGTACGACATGACGACACAAGAGAAACTCTCATGCGCAAGGTGCGCATCGCCACTATCCTTGGTACCATCCAGTCTACCTTTACAAAGTTCCCCTATCTGCGCAAAGTGTGGACGCGCAATACTGAAGATGAACGGCTTTTGGGTGTCTCCCTCACCGGAATCTATGACAATCCCCTTCTCACAACCCAAGGAGACAAGTTAAATGAGCTCTTACAAGATTTACGAATCTGCGCCAGAGAGACTAATAAAGAATGGGCAGCATTACTTGGAGTACCTGAAAGCACTGCAATCACAGCAGTTAAGCCTTCCGGAACAGTTTCACAACTGGTGGATAGCGCATCAGGAATTCATCCAAGACATTCCAAATATTACATTAGACGAGTACGCGGAGATAAAAAGGACCCTCTTACACAATTCTTGGTCGCCCAAGGAGTACCTGCGGAGGACTGCGTATACAAACCCACTCAAACGACAGTATTTAGCTTCGCTAAAAAAGCTCCAGACGGACTTACAAGAGCTGATGTTACCCCCATTTCCCATCTGGCACTTTGGCTCACTTACCAAAGACACTGGTGTGAGCACAAACCCTCAGTCACCATCTCAGTCGAAGAAAAAGACTGGCCAAGTGTCGGAGCATGGACATGGGAAAACTTTGACGAAATCAGTGGAGTCAGCTATCTCCCCTACGATGGGGGAACTTATCGACAGGCCCCTTATGAAGAAACAGACGAGCAGACCTACAACGAGCTTAAAGCTAAGATGCCAAAGATTGATTGGACTCTTCTCAAAGAAGAAACCGACAACGTAGAAGGTGCGCAGATGTTGGCCTGCACCGGCGGAAGTTGTGAAATCTGATCCATGGGCTTGCCCTCCGCTCAATCTACTCAACTGGAACATGGCGTGGACGTGGCGAGTCCATGCACCGGAATCTGCACCCTCGACTTCATGGATGTCTGCCGTGGGTGCCAGAGGACAAGAGATGAGATTGCTAGTTGGTCAAGTCTATCAAATGGCGAGAAACAACAAATAGTCGAAAGATTATTTCAGTAATACATTTGTATGGTGGTTGGTCCTTGGGGGCGCGGTATGGCCCCCTTTTTTAACGAAAGAAAATATGATCGAAATTGAAGTAACGCCAGCTATGATTTCAAAAGCCCAAGAAAAATCCATTGCGATGGGCAGATTAAATAACAGTATCCGTAAAGGTGCAGGTAACTTAGTTGGTTTTATTGGCGAGCAAATTGCTCAACAAGTCTTAGGTGGTAAAAACGACAATACTTACGATTACGATTTGATTTTAGATAATGGCACCAAAGTCGATGTCAAAACAAAGCAAACTGGCTACACACCACAACCCCATTATGCTTGCTCAGTAGCTGCGTTTAACACCGAACAAGCATGCGACTATTACGCTTTTGTACGGGTTAAAAATGATTTAACAAAGGGCTGGTATTTAGGCGTGTATGATAAGCACCAGTTTTATAAAGATGCAGTACACTTAGTCAAGGGTCAAGTTGACCCAGATGATCCCAACTTCATTATTAAAGCAACATGCTATAATATTAAGGTGAGTGATTTAAAACAGTTGTAAACCGCTGATACGTCAGTTTGCCTTAGGAGCACTATGATTTACTCAATCGACTTTGAAACCCGTAGTAAAGCCAACCTACCCGATGTAGGCTTGGACATCTACGCCAACGACCCCACAACAGAAGTGTTGTGTATTGCGTTCGGCACCACACCAGACAATGTGTTAGTAACTGACCAAGTTAATAACCCACACTACGGGCATTTTTTATCCAAACTATTAGACCACGTCCGCAACGGTGGCAAGATCCAAGCATGGAACGCCATGTTCGAGTACGCCATCTGGAACTGTGTCTGTGTACCTAAGTACGGCTGGCCACCACTAAAGCTCGAGCAGTGCATCGATTCCATGGCCATAGCAGCGGCCAATAATATACCGCAGTCTCTTGATGAGGCCGGTACGTTTATGGATTCAGCACATAAAAAAGACGCCGTCGGCGCCAGATTGATTCAAAAGTTATGTAAACCCAATAAGAAAGGGGAATTTAATGATGATCCAGAACTACTTGCCCAGTTATTTGAGTACTGCCAACAGGACGTTAGAACTGAGATGGGAATCACCGAATTGTTACGCCCCCTTACGGTGGACGAGCAACGAATATGGGAGCTTACGCAACGGATTAACTTGCGTGGTGTCCCAGTGGATCCAAATGAGCTCCAAAACGCTGTAAAAGCCGTTCAGAGCGCTCAAAAAGCAATCGATGAGGAGACCCTTCAACTGACAGGTTGCAAGCCCTCAGAGCGCGCTAAACTGCTTCTATGGTTAAATACCCGCGGCGCCGAACTACCCGACTTGACCGAAAAGACCGTTTCAGCTAAGTTAGTGGACACTAACTTATTTGACGATGTGCGGCGTGCTTTGGAGTTGCGCCAAGAAGGAAGCCAAACTAGCGTGGCTAAGTACGCTAAGATGTTGGAGATACAGAGAGATGGAAAGATTAGGAATACTTTGGTTTATCACGGTGCGAGTACTGGTCGCTGGGCTTCTCGCGGTGGACTCAATCTTCAGAATATTGCACGCCCTACTTTGGAAGATGGACAAATTGCACTTGCAATACCTAAAGTTTTTGGGCAAGGTGTTGGTACGATGGACGAGCTATCCAGCTTGGTACGTTCCGCTATTAGTGCGCCAGATGGACAAACCTTCGTGGACGTCGATTTTTCATCCATCGAAAATAGAGTCGGCGTTTACCTTGCGGGACAAAAAGACAAAGTAGAATTATTTAGAAAGGGATTAGATGAATATAAAGTTTTCGCTTCCGAAAGTCTTTACCGGGTACCCTATGATGATGTCACAAAAGATCAGAGACAAGTTAGTAAATCTGCAGTCCTCGGCGCAATGTTTGGCCAAGGAGCTAAAGGTCTTGTCAAATATGCTGAAGGAATGGGAGTCAAATTAACTGAAGGGCAAGCAACCAACGCGGTAAATAATTACCGTACGTCGTATGCTCGAGTTAAAGAGTTATGGGCGGCATGCGAAACCGCCGCAATGGATGCAGTCAAGAACCCCGGCGTGCCATTCAAGGCAGGCAGTAAGCTAGTAATGAAAGTGGCTAAACAAGCGCTGTGGATGCAACTACCATCAGGTCGACTCATCTGTTGGCAAAAACCCCAACTCGATCTGCTCACCACTCCTTGGGGTAGTCAAAAAATGGGTGTTGTCGTCCATTCCCAAAGTACTTACACTCGCCAATGGGGTCGTAACGCTTTGATTGGTAGTTCTATTTTTCAATCCGCTGTACAAGGCACCGCTCGGGATTTTCTTGCCGTGGCTATGATTAACCTTGAAGCGGCTGGTTATCACGTGATCAACTGTATTCACGATGAGGTACTCCTCTTAGTTGAAGAACAAAACGGGGAGTCCGCGTTGGATGATGTAGTTCGAATAATGACTACACCACCAGTATGGGCTCCCGATTTTCCTCTTGCTGCTGAGGGTTGGTACGGTAAACGCTATCGCAAGTGATTATTCAAGGGCTATCAACCCACCAGCTGCATAACCTTCAGGAATTAAGTGCTGTAATAGTTCAGGATGGTCGCGTAAATAGTTAATACCTTCTGCGCTCATACCAATACCAGTACCAACTACGCGGGTAATTGGTGTGGGAATCATCGAAGCTGCGGATCCTAATGCACCAACACCGCCAATAACTGCACCCGGAATATCGCCTTCTTGAAAACGATTATACGCATCATAGGCTTGCTGACCCGCCATACCACCAGCGAGTGCTCGACCTGCTATATGAGCTGTTCCTGTTGCTATTTTACCCAAGATGCCTTCTGCTTCAGGGGACAATACTTTGCCTAAACCGCGGACAGCTTCTGTGGCTTTTTCACCTGCAGTTGGTCCTTTAGGAACCTCGCCGAACATTGCTCTTGCTTG